GCGGCAGTACTTAGAGGAATTAGTGTTTTTTCACTTAAAAATTTAAGCATAAAATAACTCTCATGCTTTCCATCCAGAAATTGGTACTCGTAAAGTAACTGAAATAATGAGCGCAGAGTTACTAAAATCAAATATAAAGCTACCCATTGTATTTAATGTATTGTAAAGCTGGTTAGCACTAATTCCAGCAGACCAGATAGAAAAGTACTGGTTAGTGTACATTGACACTATTGCCTCACTTGCAGCGGCAGAAGAGGCATTATTATTTGTTGAAATAAAACCAGTGCCAACATGCCCACGATTTAAAGTTGTGCTAGTAAGCACAATTGAATCGGCTGTTAAATTTGAAGGTATATTAAAGTAATACGCACCACTTCCGGCGCTTCCGGCTACTGTTTGCACTAAATCATATCTAATCAAACAGTCAGTGCCTTCTCTTTTCCAGTAAGCTGCATTTGTTGTGGTCGTGCCCACTGTCGGATTAGACGATGCGCCTTGTGGGGTAATAGAATAAGAAGTCCAGTCTGTGCTAGTTCTGTGATTTAGTAGTATCCAATTAGATCCGTCACAAACGATTTCTACTTCCTCACCTAAAGTATAAAGAATATATGTCGCAGCACCGTCTACTGTTTCCGATAAATTACCGTCGATAGTGATTGTTTTTGATATATCACTACCAGTTTTTTTAATTCTATAAACTTTTCCAGAGTTAGATGCTGCGGCTGGCAGTGTAAGCGTAAAAGAGCTTGCGCCATCGGCGTTTGCAAATACCACATCGTCGTTTGAGGTGAGAGTGTAGTTTGCAGTTTTTGAAACAGTAGTAGATGAATTTGCGGCACTCTGCCACGCTGGAACATCAGTAGCTACTTTTAAAACCTGTCCATTACTTCCGATTGCTAATCTATTTAAAGTATCGGCAGCACTTGCATAAAGAACGTCACCTTTTGCAAATGTGGTAAATGCAAGGCCTGCGATTGTTTTATTGGTAAGCGTTTCAGCAAGTGCAAGTGTTGAAAGTGTGCTTGTAGTTGTGGGAAGCGTGATTGTTGCAGTGCCGGAATTAGATAAGAAAGTATCTGCTTTGTTTCCGGTAAGTGTTTTGTTTGTAAGTGTCTGAGTATCGTCTGTAGATACAACTGTTTTTACAGCTGAACCGCTATCGTACTTTAAAAGGGAAGTGCTGGTGTTAAACCAGTACCTCCCTTTTGTGCCAGAACTGTAATCAGATGCTTTGTTCTCAGCCTGTGCCGATACTAATTGTGAATATACTTTCATAATGTTTCACGTGGAACAGGTTAGAAAGATTATTCCGACAATACGTATTGAAGGAACAGATTGATTTTACCAGCGGTAAGCGCTTCAGAGCCAACAGTCAGAACTACACTTCTATCCGCTGTTAGTTTGATCGAAGAACCAATTGCACCGCTTGGAATACATGCAACACGTCCTGAATAGGAGTTTGCAAATGTTGCAGCTTTTAAGTCCCCTGCCGATTCCGCAGTTAAGGTGATTTTTCCAGATGAGGTTGCAGAAGAAACTGCCTGCACTACATCGAAGAAACATTCCTTAATGATTGCACCTTTTGGAAGTGAAATCGCTTCGGACAAATATTTGTTTTTAAAAGTATATGAAGTAGATGCAGCACCACCAGATTGTGCAACGCTCCATTGTCCTTTTAGACCGAATTGCTGTGCTTCTTCCAAGTTACTGCCTAAAGAATATTTTCTTGCGACAGTTCCCGATCTATCTAATTCATATGAACCGCCTGTTCCAAGTACGGCGAAGGCCTGTACTGAGATAAGCAGCATGCTTAAAATAAAAGTTTTCATTTTGTTATTCTCCATTTTTAGTTTAATCCGAAAAATGGGGGTATGGGTATTAGCCCAATACCCCCAAGTTATAAAGATTAAAGGCTAGAAATATCCGGCAAAGAGTGGATAATTCCGCAAGTACTTGGCTTTTCAAGAACCAAGTCGCCCATGTATGCAACGTCTACTAGATAGTAGAATCCAGTTGTTGCACGTACTTCGTAGAAAGAACGTCCATCATCTGGGTTTTCACGTTTTTGGAATCCACCGTCTGTGTAAATTTTCACAGCCGAAGGATCTAAAAGAACCATGTAGTCGTTGTCCATTTCGCGAAGTGCGACAAGTTCAACTTCTCTGTCACCACCCAAGATACTGATAGAGCGCCATCCGTAAGACTGCACCTTATCGCTGGTCTGGTTAATGTGGTAAGAACCCTTTTGGCTTTCCAAAAGCTTTTTAACCAAGTTTTGTATTCTGTAAGAACACAATACTTTTTGCACACTTCCTTTTCCGTAAATTTCGGTGGTATAGATACCGTCGAAAATAAGGTCTAGTAAGTTTGCAGCGTTTGCACTAGATCCATCCACGTTGATACCTTGTGTGAATGGGTAAGCTACTTTGGATACACCATACAAGCTGGAACTTCCACCGTTTGCAGCACTCAGCAAAGAGGACTTCAAAGAAGTGAATCTATTAGCGGCTGTTTGTCCACCGTCGTAATAGAATTTTGCGTTTTGTGCGCTTGTATATGCTGATAAAGAAGAAGCTCCACCGCCACGAGTAGCGGCAAGTGTAACTGCTTTTGTATTGATGTTTACAGCTTTAACATAATAACGACCAGTGCTATCTGTGACAGCTGGTGTGTTATCGTCTTCCAAATAAACCTTTTCGCCGATTGTAAAGCGTTCAGGTCTATCTACTACGATAATACCAGTGCCAAGTACGTCACCGTTTCCGGTGGCTTTAGCGAATGATGGGCCGTTCAAATGTTGTAATGCAAGTTTGAACTTCATGTTTTCAATAAATTTATCCACCATGTTAGGCAGCATTTTCAGCAAACTTTGTTCGCTTACTTTTCCGTTTTTCATGATGTCTTTATGATTGAACTTTAAAGTTCCCCAGCATTCAGGTTGAATCGTGATTTCCCCTCTGACTGTTTCATATTCAGAAACGTCATCAGAAGCTGTCAACGAACCCAAAGAGATGGAAGAAGCTTCAGCGCCTACGAAAGGCTCAATTAAAGTTCCACCTTTCCAATTATCGTCAGATTCGACGTTCTTCCAAACCCAACCTTTATCTTTAAGTTCTGTCCACATTAGAGCATTTGGTAAATACTCATTAATCATATTACTAAATGTTTGCGATGTATTCATTTTGTGAATCTCCTTTTATTAAAGTTTTTAGTTATGCAAATTTTTCCTTAGCTAATTTTCTTAAATCAGCTGTGGAACGTACTGTTTTTTGAACGTGCGAGACATTTTTGCCTGCTATGTTCGGGATTACTGGAAGGTCTTTTTTTACAACAGGGATTTGCTCTGTCTGTACTTCTTGTGACATTACTGGCTTATCTTGCGGAATATAGCCCTTTCCCAATCGCATTTTGACGGCATTTATCGCTTCTTCTGCCGATAAATCTTTTCCAGTTGTGTTGTATATATATTCGCCGTAATTGATGACTTCTTGGCGGAACTTTCCTGGCTCGCCGTTTACAGAATCATAATTTTCAGCGTATTTTGAGTGATCAGCCTTTGCGAGTGCTGATTGAAGGTCTGCCTTCTTTGCGTAGGTGGCAGTTTGTTGGAGCATCTCTCGGACTTGTTCGTATTGCGTTTGCTGCGCTTCGATCTCGTCCTGTTGCTCTACGGTTTTATTATACAACTCTTTTTGTTCGGGTGGTAAATTATTTCTTTCAACAATTTTTAGTGCATGTTCTACAATATCCCGTTCTGGGATTTTCATGTGCTTGTAAAACTTATCCCAGTTCTTAGAATCGCGAAGTTGCAAAACACCGCTTACATAGGATTTCATCCCATCAATTTCAGTTTCTGCTTTTGTAGCTCTCTGGATGGCTTCTTCACGTGAACCCTTAATAGTTTCTAAGCCTTCCGCTTTTGTGAATAAATCCACAAATTCTTTTTCGGCTTCTTTTGAAGTAATCGCAGCTTTTGCCCATTCGGGCATGTCGTACTCTTTATCTTTTACTTTAAATTTAAAAGTAGGCGTCCACTTATCAGCGGGCTTTTCAGAAGTAGCTTGTTTTCCATCTGCATTATCTGGTTTTGCAACTTGAGAAGCATCTTTTGCCTGCTTTACACTGTCAGCTTTTTCAGCCTTTTTCTTAGCTAAGCTTTCAAAATGTTCTTTTAGATTTTTAGGCTTTTCTTCTTTTTTGGCAGGTTTTTCAGTTTGTTTTGCCTCAACTACTGGCTTTTCTACGGGTGCAGGTGTTTGTGTTTCAACTGCTTGTGAGGTTTGTTCTGGTGCACTTTCATTAGACGCGCTTGCGGCGCTGTCATTCATGATTTCTTCTGGCATGTTGTCTTTTCCTTTATTGTTGCATCATCGGCATTCCTTGCTGTGGTGGCTGCATCGGCATTTGTTGCCCTTGCTGACTACCTTGCATCGGAATGTTTTGAAGCATTGTTGATATTTCAGACAACGAACCCTGAGGAACCTGACTTAAAGCTTGTTGAGACGAACCTTGAGAATCCAAATGTTTAATTAGCCAATCCACCGCTTCAGATGGAAGTGAAACGCGTTTTGTACCAGCTGGATTTTTTGGATCAGGTACATAGAAATCACATTTTACAAGATAACCGCCCGATGGAATAAAACCGGCTTCGGCTGCGCGTATTTCAGCTTGATTTTGTGCAATTGCTTGCTCGTGTTCTTGTATTTTTCTATCGTAGCCCGCTTGAATTTGTGGACTTAAATACTGAAAGTCTGCTTTCATTGTACGAGTTGTAAGTGCATCAATTTGATACTCATGCTTGTCGTATTTGCGAGTAGGTGGGTATTCCCCTCTGTCTAAAGCTAAAATTGTATTTACTGCGTTATCGTAAGGCTGTGTAAGTTTTATGACCATTTGTTCCTTATTCAAATAAGGTGATAGCCTTAAAACCATTCCGATATCATCAGGCGTAAGTTTCTGTCCTACGTATTGCAAAATCTGAGAAACTGCCATTTGTTTGCCCAGCATTGTTTCAATGTCATCAGACGCTGGCTCTGTTTTAATAAACCATCCGATGTCACCGGTGCGTTTAAACTCTGGTAAATTTACCTGTTCATTTTTTCCAATTACTGGGATTACAATTTGTTCGGGTGCGTATTCCTTAAAGATTTTAAGGCCCGTCATGTAAACTTCGTTTAGGAAAGTTTCAAATTTTGAAGTGTGTAGTGCAAATCTTTTTTTCTGTCTTGCAGCCTTATACAAAAGTGCGTTCGGATCAACGTCACCCTTAATTTCTTCCATCTCTTCTTGCACATTACAAATTCTATATAGCTCTGTAACTTGACCATCTATGTACTGAAAAAATTGCTCTCCAACACGACCTGGAATTACCACAGGCGGATTTCCAATATAAGTTTCCTGTCTCACCCCTGGCTTTGCAGCACCAGATGAAGGTTTAGAGCCTGCTTGATAAAATATTTTATCCTGTCCTAATGTCAGCTGATGCTGAACAGCCTGGGAACTTGCTCTATTTATTTCAATATTGTAGGGACGAGCCATTCTGATAAATGAATGTCCTCTGGGAGAAGTCGTGTCTTCTTCAAATGTCGCGTAGTGAATTGGGAATATTCCAAATGGAAGTTCACCAGAAGCAAGAATGCCTTTATCAGTAGTAATGTAGTAATACCCTTTTGGATATTCCATACATGGTCTAAAGTAATACTCTTTTACAAGACACATGCCTTCAAGCTTTTTATAGTCACCACTGCCACCGTCAAAAACTCTAAATGTGTCTTTTTGTGATTCTTCGATAAATTCCTGTAGATCTTCATCTGGGAATTTCAATTTCAAATCAGAAACTTTTTCTAATTTCGCAACTGCAAGACAGCCCGATTCATCGAGTGTTCTTGCGCCTGCATCACGTCTAATATCTGGGCCGTGGATAAGTTCGAAAACATTTCCACCCGTCATGATAGCTTTTTCAGATTTTTTAGGTATCGGCTGTCCTTGTGCGTCTAATATCTGTTCTCCTGTTTCTTCATTTGTTTCAAAAAGAGGCTCACCTGTTTCTTCATCGACTGCTTGTTCCCAGCCAATTTGCTCGCCTATATTTGGATCCCAAAAAGCTTTTACGAAAACTTCGCCTAAATCCACATAGTCTTTTGCCCATCTGCGAATCTGTTTTTTTAATTGGTATTTTGTATCCATCCAATTTTTTACAGAGTGGTGCTGCTCAGCAAGCTTCTGGTGCGATAATTCTTTTTCATCTTGAGGAACAATCATTGTTCCTGGTGCAGATTGCAAAATTGAATTTTGATAAATAGACGAAATTTTCCCAACATGGTTCTTTGTGATTTTTACATGCTGGTCATTTGTGATTTGCTTTGTAGTTTTTAGTCGATTCCAAAATCTATTGTTCGTAGTGTTGTAGTGCTGGCCTGATACCATTAATACGTTTGTGCGTTGCTCTGCAAAAAGTGCTTTATCGGCAGCTTCTGCATCTCTCCACCACTCGTTTAACTCATCAATGGTTTTTAATTCCATTTATCTAGCCTCATCCAGTTTTTTTATTTCTTCTTCCCACGCTACAGGATTAGACATCATGAGTTCGTTAAGCCTGTCTTGTTCTGAAATTTCAGGCTTAAGAGTTTCAAAATTCATTTGTGGCTGTGGTGTAAATGTTTCAGCATGAAAGGTTTTTTCACTTTCATCAGTAAGCAAAATGAAAAGTCCACCGTATTTAATTTTTTTTACTTTGGAATCCTTGCACGCAGTAATAATATCGCAAATATCCTTCGCGGATAATTTTTCCATTCGAATACCTTTTCGGGATTATTCGACTAAACTGATTTTTTAAGTGAACTTGTGCCTTGAAACTAGCCTTGCGGGCTTAAGGTCTTAAGATATTATTATACTGCATCATATAAATCATTCCAAAAGTTTATTTCATCCTCAATATCATTGCCCGAATCCTCGGATTCATCCAAATTTAAGGCAAAGGCGCGTCTTCTCTCTAGTTCCGTATTCACCTTTTTTCTGTCCTTATCTGATGCTTTATAGGCAGAATCGGCTGTAATTTTGGAAAAGTCCCATGGAATCTTTGTTGTGCCATAGCGTGTCGAATCAGTGAAGTCATCTTTTGCGCGAACTTTCGGTGTATCCTTTTTCAATGACGTAAGTTCGTAAGCCAATTTCTGAAGTTCAGGTGTATCAAAGATAAATAGCATCTGATTTCTAAAAAGTACGTTTAAAACTTGCTCGCCTAGCGCGTGTGACTTATCTGCCTGACACCAGTTGCCCGATGGATCCGAGTGCATTGCAATGGGTAAAGCATCTACAGCACTCCAATCGTAGTAAGTTGTGATTACATCCATGTTACCGCGAAGTGTGCGCGTTTCTCTTATCGTATCGCCTACCGTCATTCTTCCGTTGTCATCAAACCGTTTTCCAGAAAATATGTAGCCCTTGTCATAGTTCGGACTTACCGCGATAAAAACCACAGCTGAGGGGTGATTACCCTCACCACTTCCAAAGTCCACACCTGAAAATATTAAGTAATCATCAGGAATTTTAATCGGCTTAATTATATTTTGCGTGCGTGAAAAGCCTGGATATTTTAGCCCTTGCTCGGATACGAACCTGCCGTGTACGCGGCGCTGGATCTCAGCATCAGACTTACAGGCGTTTTCAATTCTACGGATTTTTTCAATTGTCCAAGGTGAAGCGGAACCGTCTTCGTATTTTAGACAATCGTACATGGAAACATTCTGTTTAAATGCCGTTGGCAGTCTCTCGTTTTGCCCTCTTACTTCCACAACGTCATACCAAAATTGTTGCCCTAGTGTAGGTGTAAAAACAAAATGTGCTACACCATCCGTTGCCGCCATACGTAGTGTTAGCTCGTCATAAAGTTCCGCCGGAACCTCTTCATCGCAGAATAGCGCGTAAACTGAACTTGTCTGCAATGCCTGCGGATTTTGTGTGTAACTTTTAAAGTAAACAGTTACTCCGCTGTTAAAACGGATGTAAGAAATATCAGCGCCGTCATATTTTGCGTGCCACCCATATTGTGGGTGGTCTTTCATTTTTCCAGTAGGTAAAAATTCAGTCACCCACTTCATTTCAAATTCTACTGTGGCAACACGTGCAGTAGGATAAAGATACCAAAATTGCTTTGGTCTAGTTCTCCAAATTTTAGGCCAAGATTTTACATCAGTTGCAAGATGTATACATTTGCGTATTGCAACGGAAGACTTACCTATTTGGTTTGCGCTACACAAAACATTTATTCTATTTGTGCTTTCGAAAAAATCGCGCGACCATTTGTAATGAGGGAATCCGAATAGATGTGGTAAGGAATCCTCATATTCTTTTTGTTTTTCAAGTAAGGCGAGTTGAAGTTTTGCAGTTTGTAGGTCTTTACTCATTCGTAGAAAAACCCACCCTCTTTAGTTTTTTTTATTTTCTTTTTGGGTTTCTTTTTTTTACAAGTCTTACACACTGGAATTTTTACAATGACAACAATCTTGTCTTTTTTACAGTTTGTTGCCTGTAATTTTTTAAGCATTTATTTTTTATACTGTGCAAGTGGTTTGACTAAAAATGTTGCAGCTTCATTACCAATTCTATCACAGCCGTAGGGCATGATAGCGTCGCCGTTTCTTCCAAATGACTTTCCCCAACTATTTCGCATAATCCAGCCTTTTTCAGTCCAGCCGTAAATAAGCACAATATGGTTTATGCTTTTATTAGTACACGGTGACATTACCTCACCTTTAAAACCACTCCAGCCGCGACCAGCTGCAACTGTTACAGATAGCGGGCCGAATTGCATAAGCGCGTCTTTTAGCTGTTCAGTTGTAGGTGCAGAGCGTTCGTTTGCACCGACATTGATTGCCGAGACTGCAAAGCCTACAGGCTTGATACCAGATTTACATTTAGAGTTTGAAGCTGTGTATGGATACAGCGCCTCAGAAGTAAGTCCATTTTTCAAAACGTAATCGGCTGCAAAGTCCCCACCCTGACACCCATATACAGAGTGATCACACGAAACGAGTTCTTGCGTTGAAAGCTGTTCTGTTTTTCCAAGGTAAATCTGTAGCGCAAATTCCAAGGCCTCAGCTGTGCCGTGTGCCCAGCAACTGCCACAATTGCCCTGATTTCTTACAGGTATGTCAAAACCAAGATTCACCCATGAAAATCTTAATGGATGTGCGTAGTGCTCTGCCAATTTGAAAGGTGCAGTTGGAGCCATACCACCTGCGGGTGGTTTGATATATCCTGTGAAAATCTCAGGCTCGGGAACCGTGGAAGGTTCAGGCGATGGAACCGGAGTAACTGAAGGTATCGGCGTTGGTTCGATAGGAGTGATATCTTTACCACATCCGATAAATAGAAGTAGTGCGAGTAGAAGAAGTGTAAGCGTGAGAGTTTTCATTTTTGCCCTTATTTCAGTTGTTGATTGTATTTTGAAAAACAAGACCTATTACAAAATCCTATTCTTGCAATAAGTGTCTTGGTATTAAAACTCCGTAAACAATTTTTACATACAATTTTTAATGGTTTAGCCTTGCTCCATCTTTCTTTTGCGTGAAGCGCCTTATGTTCTTTTGATGAAATACATTCAAGATTTTGTATATTATTATTTAAACTGTTTCCATCTTTATGATGAATAACATGTCCTTGTGGAACAGGTTTGTTGTTTGTTTTCTTCCATAAGTAAATGTGTAAATACTCTCTACCTATTTTAGATCTTCCATATCCGTTATATTGAAAGTACCCATTATTTAAAAAAAACTTTTTATTATCAAGAATAATAATCATTATTTTTTTTAAGACCCGCCCTTAATTGGTCTACCATGGTTTAATAATTCTTCTGAGTGTAGCACTTCTATATTCGGCCCTCTATTAGTTTTTACAGAAATATAGTCTGTCGGAAGTACATCGCGCGCAGGTGGCAAATTCACAACGCGAGGCTTTTCAAGTTCCTTAATTTTCGCCTGAATTTCTTCAAGTGTATTAAATTGATTCACATCGGTGCCTGGTGTGATATCGGCATTCAAATTCAAATTCTTTTGATTCACATCGTGTTTGAAGTTCTGCTCTATAGCGCCATGTGTGCGAGCCTCGACGTGCTGCCAAATCTTAAATTTCAATGCAAGTAAATCTGTATTAATACAGCCAGTCTTAGGATTTACCTGATCTGGCAACTGCATGATGCGCCTCATTTCAGGTGTCGCAAGTGTGAGTATGTCCTCTACCTGTGACAAGTATTCAATTGGTTCGGAAATAAGATATGCCATTCTTGCAAAGTTTTTGGCTATTACATTGTAAAAATAATGTGGTGCACACACACCCGCCAAAATTGCTTTCATTGACATCTCTTTACCTAGAACGTCTCTTACTCGATAGTATTCTCGCCACAAGTTTATTTTTATCTTTTGATATTCCTCTGGGGGAGTTTTAGCGTGGAAGGCTTCATAGATTAAATCACTTTCAGATTTTTCAAACCATCCATATGGAATTGGATCAAATGCTTCTTTCATCTTTGAAGACATGTGGGAAATCATTGATTTTGGATCGTTAAGGTCTAATTGTGTGCAAGTGTTTTCCATAAATGAAAAGCGCGTGAAAAAATTTTACGAGTATATATAAGTATAATTACTAAATTCTAAATCACCCCACCCCCCTGGTCAAAAAAACCAGTCAGACAAAGACAGGGCAAGCTGAGGGCGTAGGCCTACCACAGCCTACCACACATCAACAGCTTAGCTTATCTACAGCATGTCATATAGATATGTATGGTCATGTATTGTCACTGTATTGTATTCGGATTGATGTAAGTATTCGAATTTATTCGAATCAGGTATGGATCAAATTTTAGTATGATCCATAGGTTTTTCCTATGATGAATTGAATCATCATAAGTTTAACTGTCTAAGAAGTATGCAATTGTATAAAAGTTCGACACTAATCTAACCTTTTGATTCGTATATCATTTTTAAAATTCTAAAAATTTCTGTCTATATCGTCGACATGAAATCATATACGTATATCACTTATTCGTGCGTAAATACTTTGGCACATCGAATGCAGTATTAAGTATTCGAGCGGTTGAACAAATCAATCGACGATATAACAAAGAGGTATATATGAGTATCGTGAAAGCAAAATCAATTGAGCAAGTAGAAAAAGAACAAATTTTAAATGATTTAGTTGATCGTATCAACGAAATTACAGAACAAGCAGAGGAAAACGATACTGATCCGAATGGATCTATCGGTGAATACTGTTCTGATTTCGGATACGGCGAATCAGAAATTGAACTTGATAATCTTGAATCAGATACCGTTGAACTAATCAAAAGTATTCCTGTGAAAGACCGTAAACGTATCGTCGCCGAATGCAGTGAAGTGGTTTACGGTTCAATGTATATAAAAAATAATGAAGTATTCAGTGTTTCAATCGGTGAAACAGAACATCAATTTGATGATGATACTTTAAATCAACTTAAAGCGCTTACCGATGAAGAATACAAATACGTAAGAAATCAAGTCAACTGTTATATACATGAAAGAAGCCATTCCTGTTCAAGTTGTTTTTATATCAGTCATGGATGTGATCGCATGATCCTTGTGCTTGATACTGATTTACTTGCTGAGAAAGTAATGGATAAGAAATGGATTACAGCGAAGAAGAAAGCAATTACAGAGTATCTTGAAAACGAATGCCATTTCAGAGATTACAAATTTTTATCTGCTAAACAATACGGTAAGAAATCTGTAAAGGCATCTATCAATCTTTTGAACCCCTCTGAAAGTGATTTGGAAGACGCTTTGAATACTTTTGTAAGAGACGGTTATTCGACGATAGTAATTTATTTGGGAATTAAATAATAAGAGGTAATTATGAAAGGGAAGTGATTTATGAATTGTTACATGGAATTAAGTGCAGACAAGCAGTGGTTGCGTATATTCGTCGACGGTAAGCAAGTTGTATCGTTTCACGTTCATTATGCTATTAAGACGACGGATGAAGCTAAGCTGACGGCGGAATACCAGTTGTTAGTTAACAATTTAAATAAAGAAAAGTGATATATATGAGAACTAAATCAATTATAAATGCAATTAAAAAAGCGGGAATACAAGTTGAATATGGTGAAAAGAATAGAATAGATGCCGTCAATGGGAATACAGTGCTTACGTTCTATGATCAAGACGGAACGGCTGTATGTGTTCACTATTCCGCATTGAATAATTGCGGCGATACTAATCCGTGGAATAGCGACTGTTATACAACATTCCCAAAGACATTAAAGAGAGCTATTGAGGCTTTGGTTAGTGATGCTTGGGGGAAAAAGCAATGATTCACCTTGAAGCGTTCTTACAATCAAAGCGTTCAGAGCGAACTCGTATGCACTATCGAACTATCCTGTATTCCTATTTCGATTATTGCAAGGCTCGAAATGTAGAGATTATGTCGGCTGATTCCGTTGTGGATTATGTTCACAACTTAAAAGGCCTTTCACAAGGAACTATCGATAATAGGATAGCTTGTTTAAAGTCCTATTTCGCGTTTTTAAGCGATCTTGATGTAAAGCCTATAGTAAAGCTTAAGAACCGTCTTCCACGCGGTAACAGTGATTCCTGTAGGCCTACTAACGGCTTAAGTGATGAAGAAGTGCGTGCTATCGTCGATAGTATTGACTTGAATACTGCTTGTGGTATTATGCACGTCTGCTTAATTAAGTTGATTCTATTTACAGGTATCCGAATTAGTGAAGTTCAAGGCCTGAAAGATTCCGACATCATCAAAGACGGCAAGCGTCTCACCATCCGAGTATTAGGTAAGGGTAACAAGTATCGAGTTATCCCGTTGCAAGATTCCATTGCAGAACTTGTTTCAAAATACCTCGCCTCGCGCGTATATACAGTGACATCAGTGACTGCGCAGCCGAGCGCGGATAGTCGCTTGCAAGTTCCCCTATTCTCCATCGACGGAATTAATCCACTACACAAGAATACAATCAGAAACATTTTAAAGAAGTACTGCGACATTGCAGGTATCACTAAGAAAATCTCACCGCACTCTCTGAGGGTGACTTGTGTTTCCAATATGCTCGAAAATAATGCGAACCCAATCTATGTCCAGTATATGGGCGGATGGACTAACATGAATATGGTTTTAAAATATGATAGACGCCGACAAGAAATTAAAAATAGTGCGGCGTTTCTAGTGAACTATGGTGTTCGAAAATAGTCGCCTCGCGCGTATATACGTATCGCGTTTGAAGCGGGTACGAAGGCGCGAAAAGGCATTTACAAAAAGGAAAAGTAAAATGAAGTATCTAATTCTAATGTTCGTCACAGCGGTAAGCTTCGCATGTCAGTCTGACTTTAGCTGTGGTTACGGTAATAGATGTGCAAAAGTAAATGGTATGTACAGTGAAGGGGTTTGTGTTCAAACTCAAAACGCTATGATGATGCCAAATATTTACAACCCACAAACTAGCTCGTGCTATTCAGATTCAAATTGTGGGTATGGTCAGAAGTGCGTTAAATCATACGGCTCAAACGAAGGTTTTTGCAGTAGGTAATTACCAAAGTTGAAGAATGATAGGCTCGGAGCTTGTGCGCTGGCTACCACTGTCAGAGCGGCAGAATACATCAGAACCAACTCTTAGCTCGTCCATTACGTAGCCTTGTCCAGTAGGGATTACAATTTCCTTATTCGCGACAAGTGCTGCGACTGGTGCTTCACCTAATTTCGGTGCGCTTTCAATACAAGCAATTTGTACTGGCTGTGTATTGTTAATCAGTAAATGACTGTAGATGCTTGGCAGTTCGGATAAGACGCGTGATGTTGGATTTGAATACGAGTAGTCAGTTGGAAGTGGATTTCCAATCGAAGGGACTACTTTGCGCGACTTAATCGCGAATGATTGTGTGGATAAGATTGCTAGTAATAAGATAAAATGTTTCATACCGTAAATTTTACCTTAATAAACATACAATACAAAACCTTTTTCCAAAGGGGGAATAATGCAAAAGTCTTCAGAGCGGGCGGAAGTTTCGTGGCATGAGGTAAAGATTTTTGCAGCACTATCAGATAAGAAGTGGATGACCGTATACGATGTCTCGAAGAAATCAGGTATTCCACGTAAGACATGTCAAAACCATATTAAGCGCTTCTGTAATCTAAACCTTGTCGATCTGGCAGAGGTTTTTCCAAGACACTACTATAAGCTTTCAAAGATGATTGCTAAACGCAACCTGTCATATTTGACGCGGCTCAAACATGCTGCGGAAGTAATGAGCATTCGATTGCCTGTAAAATTGTAAACCACCCCAAAACCACAGCTGAACCATTCAGGGTTTTAATTTCATTTTATCCATGACACGCTTTTGTTGCGCTGTTCTAGGCTTTGGAGTGGTTTACAATTTAACTATGCTCAATTACCCATTCTAAACCATTAAAGGCTGCAAGTTTTGCCGTTTCAATATCTTTATAGGTTTTATGTCCCTCTATTTCCATTACCTTACATTTCCATAATCCAGAAAATTTATAAATCAAAACCTGGTCGTCTTTTCTGTAAAGATTACCGTTTTTTGTAACGTACCACTTTGGGGATTTTAACCATTGCTTAAGTCTGCGCTTCCTACGCTTGTAAGCTTCTTCAGTGTTTTTAGCCTTTAAATAATCATGTTCCTCTGTCAGTGATTTAACGCAGATCACACCAACAATTAAACTTCTATATTTTTCATGCGTGATAGTGTGTGCGTATCTTAGTGGGGTACCGCACCACTCACATTTTCCTGTCAACTCTCCTAAATCCTCGAAGCCCTGATAATGCCAATCTTTCTTTGGTACTAAGCCAAGGGTTGAGTGGACAGTCATCATAGCCAAAGCCCTCTATTTCGTATGTGCATTCGTTCCATGTGTACACCGTCTTTTCTTTCTTTAATCCTAGTTCACGTTCTTTTGTAATTGTTGTTGGAAACTCTCTGTAAAATCCTTGTACACCGTTAAAAATAGCCTTTACAGTGCTCCAAAAAGAATTTTCAACGTCTTGTCTGGCTTTTTCTTTATTTGGGAAATTAAGCCAATAATCAGCAAAAACAATGTCGCATCGCACCTTCCAACAAAGATGATTTTTAGCTGTTTCTGGCATCGGATAAAGCATACACCTGATAAAGTTTTCCATATCACCACCTAAACAGATTTCACCGTTTTCGGTTATTGGATTCGCCGCGTAAAAAATTCGGTTTTCGCACTGTATAAAACTCAAAATTTCTTCCTGTTTTTTCTTCTTCATTTTTATTCAATAAAACACCAAAAACAGCGTGTCAAACCATTAATAACGCAGCGTGTGTTGGGAATGTTGGGTTGTTGGGTAAGGGGTATTTACGGGGGACAGGGCATGACACGGTACCCCTATGGAAATCATTACATATATATATATATATTAATTTTTGTTTTAGTACCTGCTACAACCAACAAATGTATTAAGAATTTACCCAACATTCCCAACATTGTGCCTAATTTGTTGGGTAAGCACCCAACAACACCCAACAAATAACACACCGCGCACGGTTTTTTTGTTTTTTTACCTGTTTTTTGTATGATTTTTTAAAGGCTTCAACGCTCAAAGACTTACAGCGTTATTTCCTTTTTAGACTGGTCAAACTTGCAAAATCCACACTCATCCAACTTAACTAATAACTGCACCAACACGTCTTTTTTACGTAGTCTGTTAGAACATCCCAATTGAACATCTCTAAGCTTCCAAGATTCCTTTTTACAAAGAAAATAATACAGCGCTTCACAGTCCTTGGAAGGAAACACCATTGCATTACCTGTAATCTTTAATTGCTCATCCAAATAAAACTTTCCTATTTGGATAGCACCCTCCATCATTTCCCCACGCACCGACAATGACGCAGGACTATGAAACACTTCCAACACAGCCGCAATTCTAATGCAATGCTCTATAAGTTTAGATGCAAAGTCTTTCACACTTGAATACTTCCCACCTGGTTTTAACTGGGCTTCGATCTCATAATAAAACACACGCATCAAACGCAACGCTTCTTCGCTGAAATCAATTACTTTTTTCTCGTCTTCCTCGGTCTTTAAATCTAGGAAATATCTCACCCTTTGATTAAAGGCTCCCATTTCCTTTGGGACTGGGATATTAAACATGAATTTTCTTTCCCCTATCATGCTTTTAGGCTCACACGTTAGGCATCTTGCTAAAAACCCCTGTGATTTAGCGTATTCATTTGAATAAAGTTCATGTGCAATTTTTGTTTGCATCATAAGGTGAGCGGAAACTCTTTTCCCATACAAAATATCTATTTCACCTTCATCTTTTCCTTTTCGCACTCTATCGATAGGGCTTCCATCCCACAGTTGATTTAGTTTCCCGAGTGTAGCTTTTATATTTTCAGTGCGCATAGAATGCCCACCGACAAAAGCACCACCTTCATCTGCAAATAATCCAACCGATCCACGGTGATATTTTAAACAATGAAAAAGGCCTTCAACCGTAGGCTCACTCACAAACAGCATAGGCGCTTTAGGGGATTTAGGTTTTGAACCGCGCTTATTTACATCTTTTGTATTTTTCCATTCCTCAAATTCTAATTTGTATCTTTCTAATTCTTTTTTATAAATCTTGTCTTTTTCTTCTCGCCACTTGTAAAGCTCAGAAAGCACGATTCTATCGACGGTAGATTTTCTCTCTCCACTCTCAGCAATAGTTACAAAGTTTAAGGAAATCGGTCTCACACTACCAAACGCTTTTATATTGTAATGCGATTGAACTACTAAGGCAGAAGCGGCGAGCAAAGAACTACAAACAATTTCCTCGGGCGCACTTACATCTTGTGCAATCTTTGAAACTGTACAAGCAAACATTTCCCCTAGCGCATCGACTGGGAATTTATTTTCCTCACTTGCTTTACTTTGAGCGCTTCCTCTATCTGCATTAGTAGATTCTGAAACGCTTTTACTTTGGCTTTGCGGCTTATCCACGACACTTCTCGCAGTTGCTCCACACTTCTCATTAAGCTTTGCAATCTGTTTTTTGACCTCATCCATCCCCCTTAGACAGTACAAGTCGTTAAAATCTGTAGGTTCTAATTCCAAATCATCTGGATGAAAAGAGGGTGCAGTCATTTTGCCTTGAATTTCACGAGCGGCGGCAACGGCAAACGTAACACCTGGGTTTTTGACAGGTACTTCGGTCATCCAGTCGTTATCGGCGTATATGATTATTTCTGCCGTCGGGTACTTACTACGAACTCCCACACTAACAGGCTGTATATTATAAGCAGAAAAACAAACGTAGACAGTGTATCCAGTTGCTTCATGTATAGTTACGCCTGTAGCAAAGCCTTCAGTAATTGCAATTGGGTGGTTACACTCTGGGTTTTCTTTTCCGATTTTGAAATAGCACCCAGTTGTTTTTCCATCACGTAGAAATCTTTTTCCACCGTCTTCGAATATAAATTGGAGTGAGGAAATTTCATTTTGAAAAGAATAGACAGGTACGACGATATTTCCACGAGAGTACTTTGCACCGTAAGACGCTTTAAGTTTTTTACTTTGTAAATATTTGTTATCAAGTGGGACTTCTGTTGTATGACGCCATAACCACTTGGCTTTTTCTGCAATTTTACGCTGCAAAACTTCTTGATTAAGTTTCTGAACACGCTCTACCTCTTTTAAATCTGAAAGATATTGTTCACGCTTTTCATTTGTTAAGCTATCAACTTTTTTACTTCTAAAAGTGAGTTGCTCACCAGTCTTAAAATTTGTAACAGTGCAAGTTGGAATGCCCGATGGTGTGATGCTACCAATGTATTTTCCATTTGGTTTTTTGTCCCCAACTGGAAAAAATCTATGGTTTTTACCATCTAATATGGGATTTTCAATAGGGATGTTGCATTCCCTAAACCACGAAAGTAATTCGTCCATAAGCCTTTTAAAAAGTAGGTACTGCTTTGGTTATTGCCATTTAAAGTTTTTTAAGTCTTGCAGGCTTATCCACAAAAATCAAATAAAATAAATATTGCAATCCGTTAAAAATGATATACGTTTCATTTTGTCCCTTAAGTTAAGTAAGTAATACTGTTTTGTTGCCAAACAAAAAGAAAGAGGCCTTGAAAGCTTTAACACTTTCAAGGCCTCTGACCGTTCAGGCTATCAGTTTTCGTCGTTCTGGTTTTGGTTGTCTTTTGAAATTGTACACACTATTTAGTTTCTTGCCACACATTTTCTTTCAAGTATAAAAGTTGTTTATCTCCCCACTCAATAAGACGCGCTGCTTTCATATCACTACCTGCGAGTTTCACCCACTCATAGAATGACTTTTTTATTTCATTTGAAACTTTAGCGCGATCCATAAGTAGAGTTATAACGGCGAATATGAGTTGCAATGCTACGGTGATAAGAGATGTCATGCTGCCACCTTCATAATCACTACGACGATAAGAATGATTACAACAATGACGCCTATTGCAATGGCTGCGTATTTTAAAAGTTTGCGTCTACGTTCTTTTTGTTCTTCTGTGGGATTAAAGATTTTTTGTTTTTCGAGCGTCATATTTGTTTCTCCATACAAGTCTTACACACTAAAAAACTATTCTGTGTGTTTGCTTTGGCTTTTTTCTTTTGTTTTCCGTATTTGAATTGAATTGGAAAATGCTTTATTGCGACTTCTTTATTTGCAAGTGATTCATTGCAGCAATAACAAGTTCTGCCACCTTGTAAATATTCAAAGTACATCACTGAGTTGCTCTGACTAAAATCTGATCGAATCCCAAAACTAAAAGGCGTCCTAATTTTCCATCTTTTGTATCAAAGTGGTATAGGCATTCACCTTTTGAAATAATTATTTCGTAAGCGTCACCGACTTTGTGTGGTGCTTCACATCCATCCATTGGTGGAGCAAAGCGTATAGGCTCGTTGAATTTAATTTTTTGAATAGAGCCTACACGTCCTTGGCAAGATTGCACGCCTGTTTCATTCGTGACACTACCATTGCACGATAGCTCGAAGGGTACTTGATAGTTTGGATCTTCAAAGTCGAGCATCGCCCAGCCGTGCTTTCCGTTATCACTTCTATAGGCTTCGAAACGTAAAGGGCACACACGCTGTGTTTCGATGTCTCGAACAGGAATGTAGGTGTATTTGAAACAGGACTTGCCAAATAAACCTGTGCATCCGACCTTCTCAAAGGCAAACTCACGATGACATGACCTGATAAGTAAAAGTGCAATCTGTTCTTTAGATGTAAATTGAATGTCATAAGACGGTTGTACTGTAACAGTACCTATACCGTCAAATGAAACACCGTTTACAGTGAAGGCTAAATCACGCTTGTAAAAAGCGCTCTGGTCTAGCACCTGTGGCACGCTTGAGCATGATGTCAAAAAAAGAAGGGCGGCAATTGCTGCCGCCCTATAGGAGATATTTTTCATGGCAGTAACTCTTTTATAAAATTTGAATAGCTTCTTTTGTAACAAGGCGCAGTACGATATTTAATCCAGATACGACGAGCATCACAAGTTCAGGGTGTGCTGAGACGTATTCATTTGCTGGTGGGTATACAAGTGCCGTAACGGCAAGGATTAGGTTTACCCAGAGAGTTTTAGACAGTAGTGGGATTTTTGGTTTTGGTTCCATGTGAAATTTCCTCTTTGATTTATGGTAAAATTAATTATACCAGTTTTTTTGGTCTTCCACGCTTTTTCACTTCATTGCTCATTTCCACACTTAGAGGCTCCGATGCTAGACAGTACTCGGCGGTTTTGGTTCCTAATACTGGAACTTGTAATAGTTGCAGTTCTTTTTCTAATGCAGAAATTCTTTCCGTAAGTTCTACAATTTCACTTTCAAGATGTTTGATTTTATTGTGTTTTTGAAGCAATTCTCTTTCAAGTTGTGTGATAACTGTATCTTGTGCCATACTAACCTTTCATGTTTAACAAAGCTTTAGGACTTCTTTTAATCATTTTGTCACTGTGCATCTTTTTGCACTGCATTGATTCATACGATAAATACGTACAGCTTGAAGCTGAAAACGCGTATTCAGCAACGCCACCGCACTAATTTCTCTTCTTGCAGTAAGTTATAAACATGGTCGTCAAGTTTGTGATATATGTTTTTAGCTCGTGCAATTTCTTTTATTTCTTCAATCCATCTTGTATAGGCGCTGTACTTATCTATTACACCCTTACTTAAAGCTTCTCTTACAGCCTTTTTAAAATGCGCGTAAGCATTTAATAGTTCTATTTCCGACATGCTTGCAAACTGAGGTTTACGCTCAAACCGAGCTGGTTTTTTCTCACCCTTTAGCATTTTTCTTTTCCATGTAAGCTTTCACACGTGCCGCTGCACCGCTTCTGTTTTTTTCTTCCCAATCGCCCTTACACTTCCAGCTACAAAACCGACGGGACTTTAAATATGAAATGCCGTTTTTAAATAAATAATTCCAAGGCGAATCCATCCCCTTCCCCGCTTTTTTCCCGCATTCATTATCACAAAGCCGTGGCGTTATTTTCTTGTCGTATTTTACAATTACTACTGTATTTATTCGTTGCACTGTTTAATAAAGAATTTATGAAATTCTGTCACAGTGAATGGATAAGTCAAATCTCTTTATTTTGCATGAATTTCTTATTTCTTAAGATGCAAACTTTGCAATTTACAGTCTCACCCTCTTTGACAGTGAGATATCCATCAGGGTTTCTCATGCCACAGAGTGTGCGTTCCATTCCCCACCACACTTTTCCGCTGTAATGCCTTTTAAGTGGCATTTTGAAATTAGCTTTACAGTGTGGGCACTCTACTTCTTGGTTATACGGCATATTATTTCTTACTCGATATTGTAACACTTTTAGTCTGTAAGTTTACCGACGTTATAACAAACTCAGTCCCATCTTTTTCATGCTTTGAATTTTTAATAGCGTCAAAAATAAAGTCCCCCAAAATAGCACGAGCTTGTCTTTCAGGCAGATCCATCTTTTCTTTTGTAAAAGAAGCCGTTCTTCCCTTTGTAAAATTAAATAAACTTGTCGCTTTCATAATGGGCCCATTTCATTTCTTATTTTTACCATAATGGGAAGCCCTTTGTACTTTTTAGCTTTTCCGCTTTTTACTCTAACAGGTGTTTCAAGTGTAGCCTCTACAGTCCACCCACCAAGCACCCTTCCCCGAATACAATCAGGCTTTAAGTTTTTTTCTTTCCCCCACTCGGAAAAGGTCTTTGTAACGCCCTTATATGTAAGCACATTGGGATATTTTTTACTCATCTTTTTTACCCTTAATCAACCTGTCGTAAATTTTTTTAAAAACGGTCTTAGGCACACTTTTTTCTGGTGGTTTTGGCATTGAGCAAAAATTACAAAGATGCATTTCATTTTCATTGTTGCCTAAAAACAAAGTAATGTAATTCCAATTCACTGGTAATCCATAGCAGCAAAAATCTTTTTTACCGCAATAATCACAAGTTACTTCTATTTGTGTACTCATTTTTTCTCCCCAATCTTCTTTAAAGCTTCGCGGGCTACTATACCGGATTCAATCTTTTTGAAAAACTCAAGCGCCTCTCTCGCCACACTCAATTTATCTTTCAACTCTTCAACCCTTACACATAAATCAATCTCACGATTTAGTTTTTCGTTTAGTCTTTCTGCTTGCCTGTCGCACTTCTCTTTCAACTCCCTAACTTCCTTCTTATGCGCAGCCTCTCTGCAATCACAAGCGAAGTGGTGTGTTGTACAAGTAGGGCACTCCGGCGCTATGTCATCGTCTAGTTCGGTGGTCATTTAATGTCCTTTGGGTGTTGAGGGCTCACTTGTCACGCCAGAAATAATTTGTTTTATTTTATTTTCTTCATTTTCTCCTTGCGGTTTTGTGCCACTGTCTAACATATAGAAAAAATTGCCGCATTCGATACAAACAAAATCGGAACCTACATAATAATCGCCCGCTCCTGTTTCACTCCAAATACACTGCTTACCGCAATTAGGACAGAACAGCTCTGTTTTTATGTACTCATCCCAATAGTGGTGACTGTTGGGATATTCATTTAATACCTTCATTCATCTCTCCCCCATATTCAAAAGTTTTGTGTGGTTATTTCTCATTCCCAAGCCTATCAAATAGCTTCCTTAACCACGGTTTCGCGCTTGCGCCCGTTGTGGCTGGTAAACACGATAAGCATATATCAAACTCCATGAAACAGACCGTATTTGGCCATGTTAGTTTCATTGGATACATTGGGTTTTTGTGTATCCCATCTTGAACTATTTCTTTGTCGCATAAATAGCAATTTGAAATTGTTTTGTATTTCATTCCACATCTCCCTCATTTTGTTCTGTTAGAATTTTGGAAACTTGTTCGAGGGCGGTGCGGGACTCTGCACCAGTATCGACCGTGCTTAATATTTGATATTGTAGCAGGGTCTACTCCAAACTTTTTGGCTAAAACCAATCCCTCGCAACCAGCTTCCAGCTTTCCTTTAATAAAAGAAACTTGTTTATTGGTAAGTTTGGCCTGTGGGTGCTTTTCGCTTTCTCTTTAATGGCCTTAAGGTCAATCACGTTTCCCCCTTCGCAATCTTGTCGAGTTCTGCGCGGATTTCATCTGCGGCAATTCCGCCACACCTTGTTATCGCGGCTAACCAGTCTAGTATTTTGTGGTTCACTTTTTCACCTCACTGTATTTGGATAGCCAACCATCTACTGGAATAGCGGCAACGTGCACATTGTTATTTTCAAATATTTCACTACACATTTTAAGCGCTGCTTCCGCATCCACAACTGCTTGGCAGAGTTCTACAATAGCTTCATTGCTAACCAGCACAGGACATTCCATAAACTGCTTCGCCCTCTCAACTAAACTTTTCTTAGTCATTCCAATTCACCATCCACTTTCCTGCAAACAAATCTTTTTTCGTTAAGCAAGCACGATAAAATACAGTGTTCTTTTTCATTGGCCAGTCACGAGGTGAAAGGGCGTAACACTTTTTACCAACGGATTCACACTTCTTTTTAGTAACGCAGCCATTAATTGGTGTGGGTAAACTCTTATCATATTTATGGTCTTTTTCAGTCCAACAACACACATTCATAGCAAATGCTTGAACAGAAAAAATACAGCAATATAATAAAATGCGTTTCACATCACACCTCATAATTTTGCTGCCGTGCTAGGTACAGAGCAACCCGTCCTAGCCGATTATCAAAATTTACCAACCTGTGAGGGTCGAATATTAACTATTTGATTCGCGTCTCACATCGACGGCAGCTATTTAATTTTTATCCTTGCGGGCTACCAGCCGTCGCCGTCGCCGTCGCCGTTGCCGTTGCCGTAGCCGTAGCCGTAGCCGTCGCCGTAGCCGTAGCCGTCGCCGTAGCCGTCGCCGTCGCCGTCGCCGTTGCCGTAGCCGTAGCCGTAGCCGTCGCCGTAGCCGTAGCCGTCGCCGTTGCCGTCGCCGTTGCCGTAGCCGTAGCCGTAGCCGTCGCCGTAGCCGTAGCCGTCGCCGTTGCCGTAGCCGTAGCCGTCGCCGATTACAGTTGAGTGGCCGTGTTCTAATTCGGTTATGATTTCCATTTCTTTCCGCACTCCAAAGTCATAATGCTTGTGAGATAGTGAAATCGGATTGGGTGACTTGCTTTTTCTAATTTCGTTTCGGCAAGCGGGCCATTTTCTGCAAGCTCTGGTAATCCATTTGATGTACCCCAGCGCCTTATTACAGAAGCGTTTTGCAATACACATGCGTTACCTTCCTTTGTCATTTCGCCTACTACTACCCAACCACGTTGAAGGACGACAATCTGCCATCCCCAATCCTCTACACATTTTTTAGTTATCGCCATTTTTACTCCTTTGTTTGTTAAATTTAGCCACAAGGCATCCTCTTACGAGGAAAGTTTTATTTAAAATTTTCTTTCCGCTTCCATTCTCCTTAATGTGTCTAGCGGCTTTTCAAAACTTAGCATTTCGTAGCCGCACCCAGTACAGCCACCCTTCCAACTGCCTGTTTTTTCACCAATCTCGTTATCAAAACTAACCCAAATAGACCGACTAACTTTCTTAGGGCCAATTCTAAACGGTAGCTTGTGTGTAATACGCCAACGCCACTCCATTTCACCCTCAGTGAATGTGGCGATTCTATTTTGAATGTCGCCGTTATTTCTAGTGTATGTGTACGGCGCCGTGTGTATTTTTCTGTTGTCTCGATAGGGCGGCTGATAATCACTAATCTCGTCAACTAACACACCATCGTTATTTACAATCTGCCGTCTTACGCACGGGCCCCAGTCCCACGGCATCCACAGTATTTTAACTCGGCTTGAATAATTGTTTCGTGATGTCTCTTTCACTCCGAAATAAATGAAAATGGCTTTATCGGAATATGAAACAGACCACGACTCAATAAAATCTCTTGGCTCCCTACGAGGCAAAAAACGTAGCTTAAAGAACCACTTTAAAAATAGAAAAGAGAAGCCCTCTTCAAACAGGTATAAGCCAAAACCGAATCCATTCACTTTCCCAATCATTCCTTCTCCTTTATCTCTTTTAAATCAATCAAACGCGCTGGAAGGCCGTTGGTAAACTCGCTCTTATCGACCCACACCAATTCATTGGTATTGTCATTTATTCCGTAATACACCACTGGCAACTTCTCCACATACTCAGTTAAAATCTGATTGCAGTGGTCTACTAGATGCCTAGTTTCCCTAGCTGTATCACTGCTATAGTTGT